AACGACTCGATGGGCACTTCATCTTCGACTCAGTCCGCTACCTGGTATACGGACGAGAAATTGGAGATTCGGGAACACCACATCTCCAAGGCTACATCGAATACGACTCCGCAAGAACACACCGACAAGTCACCAAAAAAATACCTGGCGCCTATGTCGCTCTTCGCAGAGGCACTGCAGCCCAAGCTGCAGAGTACTGCAAGAAAGACCAACTATACATGGAATTCGGCGAAATATCCGCCTCGCCAGACGACAAAAAAGAGAAAGCTCAAGCCGTCTACGGAGCAATCATAAAGAAGGCAGAAGAAGGAGACATCGACTGGATCAAGGAAAACTATCCGAAGATCTACTTCCAATGGAAGCCAAGAATCGAAGACATAGCACTCCCCGCAACCGAGATCATTCAAGGAGAACTCCAAAACGAATGGTGGGTGGGTGCCACAGGTACCGGCAAAAGCCAGAAACTTTGGAACACCTACCCCCAACACTTCCAGAAAGAACTGAACAAGTGGTGGTGCGGATACAAAGGCGAAGAAATCGTCGCCATCGAAGAGTGGAGCCCCAAGAACGAATGCACCGGCTCTCAGCTCAAGATCTGGGCCGATCGCTATCCATTCACTGGGCAAATCAAGGGTGGCTCTCTGAAGAAGATCCGACCCAAGAAGATCATCGTTTTATCGAACTATACGATAGAAGAATGTTTTCCAGCGAAAGAAGACCACCTACCACTCAAGCGCCGCTTCAAAGTCACCAACTTCTTCTCATTCGGCGCGGAACCATAACGATCAGCTCTACGCACGTCGCAAAGCTCCTCCTCAAGGGTGTATCTTGAACCCACTCAACGTGGGTCCGCTCTTTTCATAAGATAATGCATTCTTTTCTTTTCTTTCTTTCTTTCAAAAACTAGGGGCAGGACTGCCCAGCGTTGGCACTCGCTGCGTACTTTACGAGCTCCGCATCGAGTGGGCGCCGCCCGGCGCTTCGCGCCTGGGCGCGCCAGCTCTCGCTCCGTCGTAAAGTACTCCGCTCGGCCAGGCAGGCGTCTGGAAAATAAAGATCAAGACAGGGGGCACTTATCCACCCTGCGCCTGTCCCAGACTCAGATCTGAGTATACTCAGATTCAGTATACAGTATACCCTGTATAGAAGATGACTTGGATCCACTATATCATAGTGGACGCCATATAACGTCCTCTTATATTAGACCCACTATACTATAGTGGACACCATATACACCGTCCACCTACGACACTTACTGGACGGAGTGGACGGAAGCTCCGCCCCGTCCACCAACTCACTCACTTCTCAACTTACCAGCAACCACACAAGCCGCATGCAAGATGGACGCCACACTCGCGACAGCACTCCTGTGCGCCCTGATCTTCAGCTTCATCCTTCGCAAGCGAGCGGCGACAACATCAACGAAGAAGGGCATGTGGCACCGCCTGCGTCACCGAAACAAGGTGTACGTAGGGGCGCTTCTGCCCTAGAAGAAACACTCGGCAACTGGCTGAACAACCACCACCAAGCCGAGATACAAGCTCTCCAAAGAGCACGCGACCGTGCCGAGATCGGAGCCGACCTCTACAAAGAGATGTGGGACACCTCCTTGACCGGCGCCAGCAACGAGCAACAACGCCTGCTGACGCAGATCGAGTCGCGCGACATGGTGATCAACATGCTCCACCACACCGTCTACAAGATGCTCCACAGGACCGACTTTGAAGACATCCGCGACCGCATGGACACCGTCTCCGGGTTCATCGATGAACTCCTCAACAACAGCCTTGATGCCGGCAGGCACACAAGCCTCGTCTCCACGTACCACATCTTCGACATGATACGTCAAGACGAACAACACGAGATCATCGACCTCACGGGTAGCGATGATGAAGACACTGATACAGACATGGAGGATTAACCTCCTTTTTATATTTCTACATAATAAATACTACTACATAACACTACACTACACTACACTACACTAGTACAAACCACCACCAGAAAACTTATCATACTTCTTGAAACGACGAGGGTTCACATAAGGAGTAATCTCATTCTCTTCATAAGAAGGAAGAGAAGAATCAATAGGAGGATGACTAACTGGACCACTAGAAACTTCAACATCAACAGCTTCAACCTCAAATGGAACAAGAGAATCCATAGGATTACCTAACGAGGACAACCCGCCTTCCTCTCTACTCCTCTTACCGAGCACATTTGGAGCATCCATAATGTGATCTTCTATCCTATTCCATCAACCGAGGAGTGTTAATACCAGAAATACCACCACCACGACCGTAGCGGCCCGCAAAATACCGGGCGCCAGCCATAGTGGCAGCATATCCAGCATTACGAGCAACCGGCAGAACAACATTATCAAACAGCTCACCAGCAGCACCTTGAGCACCTTCACTAATCACAGATGTAACTTCGCGAATACGAGCTTGAATACTCGTAGCTTCGTCAACAAATACAGCGCCGGTACGACCGGCAACACGACTGACAGACTCCAGCTGTTCCGTGTTAAACGGAGCAGCAGGAGACGTGCCAAACACAGACCCGAGACCAGTACCATACTGAGGAATAGCCTCGTAATGGACAAGGTTCTCGCAACTCAGGTTGGAGCCATTCACCGGCTGGCCCTCAACAGCAACAAGAATCACACACCAACTTGAACCAAATTGGAATGTTGCATCTGTCGCGGTACTAACAAGATCCGAATCAGGATCCGAATACCTTGTCGCAGTACAATCCATGAACTTGTTTACAACAATAACTGGAGTCTGAGTAAGCTGCGCAATAGTAAAGCGGCGATACCAAGGAAGCTGAGCCATCTGAGAAATGTTAATAGGCAGATTCCACGTAGTCACACCAAAGGTGCTCAACGGAAAAACTGCGACATGAACAAATCCAGTAATAGTAGTAGGCGCGGCCTGACTACTTATACGGACACCATGTGCAACTGGTCTAATACCAGCAAAAGAAGTCGAAACAGCATTCACTGAAGTACTAGAACTACTTCCTGCAAATCCTGCAGACCACGTCCACGCAGACGAAGTACTATCGACAGATGCAACTGCATTGGCAACAACATTAGGCAAAAAAGCCTTACATTGAGCCAAGTCAGTAGCAGATCCAGTGAAAACATACCGATCCTCAGTCACAGTCGTCGTTGACGGCTGTGTATTCGAATCAGGAATTTTTGCACCATACACATTCTTATCGAACGGGTTGATCTGGCCCAACTCGAATTTCGAAATTCGACGTCGAGGAGACCGACGAATAGGCATGGCAGGAGCCATACGACGCCGACGGACTGGAGCCCGACGACGATACGGAGCAGCGCGGCGATAAGACCGACGCGTAGGCTTGCGACGAGGAGCCGCAGAGCCAGGACAGGAAACACATACGTTTGTTCCTGCCATATCCACTTATGCACTACGTAGCAAAATGGAAAATGACAGTGCAGTGCCAACGCCCAAACTTGAACTTCAATGTTGAACTTCAACCCATTCTGAACTTAAGTTCAGATGTTCTCTAGGGCTAGGTTGACACAGACACTTGGACCTAAGGGGTAATATAGTCCGCGTGTCCGCGGACGGGCCTTCGGCCCTCCCCTTAGGTCCCCAGCCGAGCTCATTTGAACAATGGAACCCGACTACACAAGACGATCGAGAACCTGGGTATTCACGATCAATAACTACACCGATGAAGACACCCAACGACTCGATGGGCACTTCATCTTCGACTCAGTCCGCTACCTGGTATACGGACGAGAAATTGGAGATTCGGGAACACCACATCTCCAAGGCTACATCGAATACGACTCCGCAAGAACACA